TTAAACCTCCACTCCCTCCACTAAAACCGCCCCTGCAAACTCTGGCAAGGCCATGATGTGAGCATAGGCAGCCTGGCGAGGTGTCATGCCGTCAAAATCAGGATTGTCCAAGTTAATACTAAACACCTTAGTGTTACGGCCATCTTTAACAATGTCCACTGGCGGCTTGCCTACATCAAACGCGGACTGGGACATAAACACGCTAACAATGGCGCTACAGCCACGGCCGCCGTGTGTATCTTTTAATAGTTTGTACGATTGGTTGACCGCCTCACCATCGCCACCAGGCGCGGCAGAGATATCTAACCGCTCTGATATAGATGAATTGTTGCTGACGTTAAGTTCTGATATAACCAGCATCGCGTTAGCGAGTTCTAAGCCGGATGCCAATGTAATTGTTGGTAATGTAAATGCCATAATGACCTCTATTGCTCTGTTGATGTTATTGCTCTGTTGATGTTATTGCTCTGTTGAAGTGATACCAATACTTTGATAATCACGTAGGTAATGTGTGTAGCTTAAAACTTTTACTCGGTAACTATATTCACCTGCAGTAGTCAAATTATCTGTGTATGTCAATGATCCTGAACAGATACACGAAACCCAAAACATACGGCTTTCACCATCAAATTCATACTCTGAAGCGCCTTGGAAGTGACCGCTTGTAACAACTATCCACCCGCCGTTATTCACTTTACGCTCTAAATGCCAGCCTAGACTTGGATTAACCATATCGTTCGGGGCAGTAGTCCTTTGTGCATAACCATTAACGCCATATGAAATAATGATATTTCGTGGTTTACCGTTTGAAGAGAATGGCCCCAGTTCGACAATATACGTACCGACTTGATAGACTGTTTTTGTAGGATTACTAATGCCTGTTTTCAGCACACCCGCACTGAGCGAACCGCCAAAATATTCATCTCCAGTGGAATCAGTCCATCGTGTAGCGTTCGATTTACGAATATTGGGCCAATCGGGATTACCGCCAACTAACAGCCTAGGGCCGCGCCAGTAAACAAGCGAATCAGGGCCAAACGGAGTGGCACTTTCAATTTTCATAATATTTGAGCCGATGAGCCGAACTTCACCACCCTCGATAATGGGGGATGAGATTTTTTCGCCTGCTTTTATATGGCGGCCTAGGATCGCATCTGAAGCAATTGAGTTAGCAGTAAGCCCGCCAAACACAGCAAGGCGGGCCACTAGGCTGTCAAATAGCGCACTGGTAGCCACCAATTTATTGATTAACGCAGTGTCAGCAAGCAGTTCGTTAGCGGTAACGGCATTAGCGGCAATTTTCCCTGCACTAACAGCATTTGCAGCAATCTTGTCAGCAGTAACAGCATTAGCAGCAATATTTTGGGCAACTACCTGGCCCGCACCAACTTCAGTTACCGAAATATCTTTAACAAATAATTTCTTGGTTGAAGTGTTAGACCAGTTTAAAAATCTAATTCCAGCATCAGTCGCAGCAGCATCCAGCTTAATAAATGGGCTGCTTGATGGTCCAGCATGTGCTGGACAATCATTAACATCTCTGTTGGCACCTATCAGATACACTGTATGGTCAATGTAATCAGTTGTAGGGACTCCACTGTTAACAAAATAAGAATTAATAGAAGAAGTTTGGGCCGCTCTGATTGGCGAATATCGGTAAAGTAGCATATTGCCTTGAGCATTAGCTGATTGGGCTGTGCCACCAACATTGCCATAGTTCCATGCTTGAGCACCGATAAAGTAAAGCCCGGCAGCAACGCTTGCTTTAATTTTCATTGAAACACGATAAATCTTATCGTGATTAACTTTCCATGACTTGCACCAGACTGAGTGCATAGAATTTGATGTAATTACTAGCGCTTTTTCAGTGCTATCATAAGAAATAATCGCACTATTACCGCCTGTGCCATCTTCAAGCACGCCACCCCAACCAATCAAGTTACCGCTAATTGATACAGGGTTAACATATTCTCTGGCTAGAATAGCTAGTTTATCGGTTTGAATTGCACCAGCCGCAATGCTATTGGCTGCCAAACCTCCAAACATACCAAGCTGGGCCTGTAGCTGATTGAATAGGCCAATATTGGCGATAAGCTTTTGGATTAGCGCAGTATCAGCAGTGATTTTGTCGGCAGTAACCGCACCAGCCTGCAAATGATTTGTGGCAATTGCCAAAGCGGCAATTTTCTCGGCAGTTATCGCATTAGCGCTAACCTTATCAACCGTTACCGCACCAGCCTGCAAATGGTTTGTGGCAATCGCCAAAGCAGCAATCTTTTCGGCGGTTATCGCATTCGCGCCAACCTTATCAACCGTTACCGAACCCGCCTGCAAATGGTTTGTGGCAATCGCCAAGGCGGCAATTTTAGCGGCGGTAATAGCATTAGCGCCAACCTTATCAACTGTTACAGAACCAGCCTGCAAATGGTTTGTAGCAATGGCTAATGCGGCAATTTTCTCGGCAGTTATCGCATTAGCGCCAACCTTATCAACCGTTACCGAACCAGCCTGCAAATGGTTTGTGGCAATGGCTAAGGCGGCAATCGTTTCAGCAGTTAAACCACCAAATGAACCTAAACGGGATTTTAGCTGGTTAAACAGGCCTGAATTAGCAAGTAATGTGGTTATAAGTGCTGTTTGCGCGGCAAAGTTACCAGCGGCAACATCACCTATGGCTTGTAGCTTGGCGGTATTAGCCTTATTGAGTGCATCATCACTTGCAACTACAAGATTAGATAATGTGGTAAAGGTAATATTACTTAAATAGAATCCAGAACCATAAAAAGCAGCCTTAAAAAACAGGGTTAAATCTCTACTTGCAACTGTCTCCTTAAGAACAGTTCCATTAATTGAATAATAAACCTTAAGTCCATCATATTTAACATTAATAATATCACCAATAGCAGGAGCCCTGTCTAAAATAACACCTTTAGATGATCCATTTTCATAGACAGAGTAACGACCTAGATCAGCGTAAATAGCAAAATTAATATCGGTATAACGGGCTATGGCGCTAGGGATGGTTGTTAAACCAACCATTACTCTCCGACTCGAACCTGATAATGATTCAACCGTTACTGTTATAGATGCTCCGCCATTGTGACTTAACTTCGAGTAAACACTGCCATCCCATGATGCGTGTGGGCTATTGTGCCCACACGTTGCACCTAAAACTGAACTGTAATTCCCATAAGTTGTTAAACCTAAAATATCATTAGCACTAATCGCATCTGCCTTAGCCGTATTTGCCTTGTTGAGCGCATCCAATGCAGCATTAGCCTCGGCCTGAGCCTTAGCATTATTAGCCTTAGTAGTTGCATCGGCAGCAGCGGCAGCAATCGCTGAAGCTTGGGCATTATTCGCCTTGGTAGTGGCATCGGTAGCGGCAGAACTGATAGCCTGAGTCTTAGCGTTATTTGCTTTGGTAGTTGCATCAGTTGAGGCAGTACTAATAGCATCAGCCTTAGCCGTATTCGCCTTATTCAGCGCATCCAATGCGGCATTAGCCTCGGCCTGTGCCTTAGCATTATTTGCTTTGCTAGTCGCATCAGCAGCGGCAGCAGCAATCGCTGAAGCTTTAGCTGCATCAATGGAAACCTGTGATCCTTCAGTGGGAGCGAATACTATCGCTTCGGCGCCAGAATTAGCGTCAGCACCATGAAAAGATGAGTCCATATAGAACACCCTTCCGGCGGCGGTTGCGACTGTTCTCAATACAGAGCCATTTTTCAAATAAGTAACATTGGCTCCATCATACTTAATCTGCAAAATATCGCCTGCGACAAACGTGCCAATTATCCCCTTTCCATAACCGGATTCGAAACACTCAATGTTACCTGTATGCCTGATATAAAAGGCATAATCAATTGAGTTATAGTTATGGTTGGTTAATGGGTCATCATTTATTCCCATCATCCATCTGCCGATATCCATTGCAGGAATAGCACGCAACCGTAGAGTAAGAATGCAGCCTCCTGCAAAGCCTTCAGACGAGTACGCCCCGCTAGACCATGCTCCATTTGGTGGTGCATAGCAATATACAGTGTTACCGTCAACGGCAACGATGGAAGGATGACTTGAAATAAACTCGGCCACCGCTTTACGGGTGAATTGCTCAGCAGCGGATTGTGCCGCATTAGCCTTATTCAGCGCATCAAGCGCGGCACTCGCCTCGGCCTGTGCTTTAGCATTATTAGCCTTGGTAGTGGCATCGGCGGCAGCGGCAGCAATTGCCGCCGCTTTTGCGGCATCGGCTTTAGTTGTTGCATCAGTAGCCGCAGAACTGACAGCCTGAGTCTTAGCGTTATTCGCTTTGGTAGTGGCATCAGTTGAGGCCGTGCTAATCGCATCAGCCTTAGCCGTATTCGCCTTATTCAGCGCATCCAATGCGGCATTAGCCTCGGCCTGTGCCTTAGCATTATTTGCTTTGCTAGTCGCATCAGCAGCGGCAGCAGCAATCGCCGCCGCTTTGGCTGCATCAGCCTTAGCCTGTGCATCAGCAATCGCTCTGGCCTCTTCATCGCTCACAATGCCATCGGCATAAGCTTTGGCTGTGGTTTCGGCTAAGTTTGCCTTAGCCAAGGCGTAAGACTCTGCGGCCGCTTTGGCGTTGTTAGCCTTGGTGGTGGCATCTGTTGAGGCCGTACTAATCGCATCAGCTTTAGCCGTATTCGCCTTATTGAGCGCATCCAAGGCGGCATTGGCCTCGGCCTGAGCCTTAGCATTGTTCGCTTTAGTAGTGGCATCGGTAGCAGCGGCAGCAATCGCCGCACTTTGGGCGCTACTGGCTTTAGACTGGGCACCGCTTGGCGTTTCACCGCCGAGTGCTGGCGCGTTAATGCCTTGGTTAAGCAATGACAAAGCTGTGATCAGATTGTTCGCTAAGGCAGGGTTATTAAGCGCATCTTGCGCGGCCAGCATGTCTTTATCAGGCGCGTTCGGCAGCTTACCCGCTAGTAAATTATCAAGTTTGGCTTCTTCCTCTGGTGTAAAGACTGGGCCTATATCGGCTTTAATCTTTGACCAGGTATAATCCTGCCAGTTACCACTTGGGCTGGCTGTAGGCTTATCGGTAGCAAGGCCCATATAGGCTTTACCATCACCCAAGGCTTCAACGGTAGTAAAGCCCGTGCCTTGGTTATCATCAGCCCAAGCAAACCAAGTGTAGTTTTTAAACGTGTTGCCAATCAGGTCAATTATCGATGAGTTATCCGCCGAGGTTGTGGCTTGCACAGGGCCATACCAACTGCTCACACCGTAGTTATTAATCGTGCGTGCCCAAACATGGTAACGAGTGTTCGGGTGTCTATCTGGCCATACTGCCTCTTTACCTGTGCCGATAAGCGCGGCTTCAGCGATATTGTTGGTGATACTACCTAAGATCTCAAACTGTGTTGTTTGCGCAATTTGGGCGGCGGTAGTGGGTCGTAGTGTTAGGGTTAGCGGCCCAGCAATCACTTCAATTCCTGTGACTGGCGCAGGCAAGGTCGCCCCAATCGTGATGGTGGCAGGAACATTAGAGCGGTTAGCAAATAGGTTTAGCGCCCAAACTGATACGGTATAAAAACCTGTATCAAACTTAGGCAGTAGCAAGCGGGTGGCGTCAGCATTGGTTTGATAAACCACTTCACCTAAGCCGTTGCTCACCTCAATAACATAACGATAGCTACTATTATTAGCGGGTGCGCTCCATGTCAGTTCGCCTTGCCATTGCGGGTCATCTTGATATTCAAGGTACTGCAAACCAACGGGCGTTGGTACCGTGGCCGGATTGGGTAAAATCACGTTAGGTGTTAAGTCGCGCTCGGTATAGCTGCCCATGGCGTAGTCGAATAACTCGGGTGAGGTTTCAACCAAAATCAAACTAACGGGCTTACCGTAATCAAACTGCCAATCAACAATTTGAAAGGTACCATCAATCCCTAAGCGTGGCAGACTTAAGCCCACCACTTTACCCACGCTCACCGCCACACCAATCATTTTAACGGGCATAGAGATTTGCATGCCTGCACGCTTCTGTTCTAAGTACAGTTTACCTAGGCGCTGTGCTGTCCATACAGATTGAGTAAAGGGCAGATCTAAATCGTGATCAATATATTCGCCATCGTCTTGGGCACGATAATAGCTAGACTCATAGGGCGGAAAGTCCGTTGGCTGGTAGAAGTTGCTAGGGTCAACAAAGGTACCGCGCACTGCGTTACACAAGTCGCTACGCGGCGTATACGGCCTAACATCAATATCACCTGCGGCATCATCCTCGGTTAACACCAGTACTTCTGGCCCTTGGTACACGCCTGCATACAACCGATACTGGCCGCTAACATACACATGCATGCCAGCGCCCGCCGTTAGCATTTTCTCCATAATGGATGAAGGCGACACATCCTGGTTATAAGTGCCATTACAGGTATAACGCTTTTCAAACTTGCCCGTTTTATATTCAACCAGTTGATCACTATCGTTGGCAGCCGCCGCAAAATAACTGACATCTATTTCATGTGCTGCTGCCCCAACGCCTGACTCAAAGCGGTTGTAGTCCAAGCAGCACAATGCCCAGTTATCAGACCATTCCCACGTGGCAGGGTCATTCCAGTTATGTGTGGGTTTACGCGGATCATATATCCGTTTTCCGCGCACCAACGCTTTGATATTGGGCACGCCGTTAGGAAACACTGTAGTGTCGAACTTTAAGCGAGCGTAGAGGTACGTGACACCAAAACCCACATGGGAAGATGTCCACTGACTGCACTCGGTGGTTAAGTTTGGATCTGATGTGGTTTGATTGCCTAAGTGGATTTTTAGCCGTGCAAAAGTCGCGTACTTAGACGACATAACACCATTCGACCAAGCGACTTCATCCCCAAAATAGATTTTTTCAATGCCATCACATCGATGCCCAGCCAGCGGGATCACTAAATGCAGATAGGCATTATCCGTCCCCGTTTCCTCGGCAAACACCAGAGGGCCAGATACCATGGCGCGTCCGTAAATCCCTCGCCGTGGCTCAACTGGGCTACGCAACATCTGCTGTTGTGAGAACGCTTCGTTAGCAAAACTACCACTATCAAATTTAGGTGTAGCAGCATAGGTTAGTGCTGCCGCGCCAATCCCAATCGCAATGGCCGCAGCGGTAGAAACAACTCCCGCAGCGGCAACACCCGCTGCAATACCCACTATGACTGGTGGCATGGCAACCTCCAACCAAATACAACCAGTGCCAGCGGTAACGCTACCGCACCTTGCTCACCCATAGCCCACACATTTGCGCCCCAAACAATCCCCAGCGCGGGCGCATCGTCTTGCATCAATAACGCAATATCGCCACGCTCCAATGCTAATGCACTTACACGCTCACCAAATGCAGCATCGGCAATATCCATAACCGAGTTAAAGCCCGCGCGGCGAAGCACCCGCGTTGCGCCTAACTTGCTGTGATAGCGACCGCGAAGTTCTGCCGATGGGTCAAAACCACACATTTTTTGCACCCAGTTAGCAACAAACAAACAGCAATCGCATTGGCCCCATTCAAAAGGGCGGCGACGGTAATAAGGTAAAAACTCAATGAAGTTGTTAGTCATTTCATCACCTTTGATTCTGCGCAGTGCCACGACCACCTCCACCGCCTCCACCACCAGAGCCGCCAACCGCTTTACCCGGTACGCCCCAAAAAATTTCCTTCTCAGCCATTTGGCTAACAAACTCAAAAAACTTATCGCCAGGGTGGCGTGCTTGTTGGTCGGCATCGGTATAGCGGCTATTGCGTGGATTCTTCCAATCCACACCACGGCTATTAAGATCAAGCTGGATAGTTGAAGGGTTGCCTAAACGAATGTTCATCACATCCATGCGGCCGCTAAACAAGGTGTCACGGGCCACGATTTGACAAAAGTTATCAAGGGCGGCCAAGTACAAACTGCCTTGGCGATTCTGGTAATGCTCGGTTAACGCTATCGACGCTAACTCTTGTGGGATGCCCGATAAAGTCAGCCGTAGGCGGTAGGGTTGCACTTGGCCTGACTGTTTAACCATGCCGACTTTGCCAAGTACGCCTGTGCCTTTGTAAACCAAACCTTGATACAGGGCATCACCTACACCCGAGTGCAAGCGCAGCAGGCCAGATGCAAAATCGAGTTCGGTCATTAAGATGGCGCTGATATTGGGGCGACGTAACCACTGTTGCATTTCAGCCGTCATAAACTGATTCATAGACTGACGTCCTCGATAAGTGAAAGGGTTAAACTGGAGAGGATCAGCCGCTTAGTAGAACGACGACCACCTTGGTCATCGTCCTTTAGCATCATCACGGCTTTCGCCTTGCGGGTGATCAGCGCTGTACCATCGACGGGGATATGGCGCATGGGTGCTTCAAACAAAAGCTGACAATGACCTAATGCATTTGCAGTGGCATCTGCGGTCATAATGTGGAGTTGGTTATTGAGTTGAAAGTAATCACCCGTGCGTAAAAACAGGGTGTTAGGTTGGCAACCGCGCACAGTCAACTGATGCCCAAACTGACCAGCACCATGCACAACTGGTGCGCCTAACGCACTACCACGCGGGCTAGCAAACGCATGATCCCACAATAGAATACGCCCAGCCGCACCACGTAATTGTGCTGACAGGCCAAACAAAACAGCCCCTTTCGCACGGGTCAACGTATCAAAGCGCAACTGGGCTTCCCACGCGGCACCTGGCAGTTCCAGCGTTTGGCGTGAGCTGTTAAACGGATTACTAAATACCTCCGTTTGCGCTTTTAAGCGCCACACACATTCAGTGGGGTAGATATCATCAGGAAAAATTAACATAGGTCAGTCAACAAGGGCCGCTAAATCATGGTGTAGCGCAAGTGTGACTGACTAAGTGGTTTTGCTGGATTTGAACTACTTCAGGATTAGGTGGTGGTTTAACGGTTTGAACGATAAATCTCGCCGCGGTTATTCATGTCATCCACTACCGCGTCTTTCGTCATTTTAACTAACTGTGGCAATACATCTTCCAGTGTTCTGGCTTGACTTTCATTTTCAACAACTATGGTGTTGTACTGTTGAACCACCACACTACGGCCTCCACCCCCGCCGTTCGCACTGGCCTGCATCGCATTCATCAAGGTTTGTTGCTGCTTGCGGGTGTAAATGGTTTCGCCACCATCCAGTAAATAAGTCCCTTCACGGGGGATAGTACCGCCACCGTGGAACTTACCGATGATGCTGGGTAGCATTGCCATTGCTGCTACCATGGCCGCCATACCAATCATGGCACCACTTCCCATAGTTGCAATCGAGGTAGTTGCGGCTGCGGGGGCCATTGAGGCGGTCACCGAAGCCCCTGTGCTGGCTGCGGTTGTCGTGGCCACTGCGGCATTTTTTACCATAAGGCTATTATCAAATGCAGCGGCTAGGGCTTTTTGTGCCATCCACTCTACTAGCATTTGCACCGCAGCTTTGCCCACGCCTTTGAGTACTTGCTGCGTGGCTTGGCCAAAATCCTTAGCTTCAAACAATGCATCTGCGGTGGCACTACCTATCCCTTGAGTCATGCGCTCAACACTGTTCTGCCACATTTCGTTCCAATCAAAACTCACACTTTTATTAATGCCTGTCATCGCCTCAGCATGTCGCCGTTGCTCAGCTTCAATCAAGGCATTAATCTGAGCGCGCTTGGCCACCTCTGATTCAGGAGTATTGTTCAACTCTTTATTGAGCACATCCAGATTATTGGTATGCGTCTGTTGCTCAGCATGTTTTGGATCGAGTTGATTTCGTAACTGGCTGTAGGGGGTGCTGGCCTCATACTGGTTTTTAAGTTGTGCCAGCAAGCGAGTACGCTCAGCAATCGGCGCATTGGTTGATTCAAAATAGGTCTTTAATAGCGCCTCATGTTTGGCGTATTCCTTGGCCGCTTGGGTAACAGGATCAATAGTCCCCAGTAGGGTTTGAAGTTGCGATTGGCGCTGCTTTTCGGCTTCCTTATTTTTCTTGGTTTGTTCTTCGGCGGCCTTGGCAGCATCGAGATCGGCAGCCACCTTTTTCAGCTTTTCAGCCATCAATGGATCAAGCCCTTTAAGCGCCCCCGTTTCCAGCTCATAGCGCAGCTTGGCAGCCTCAGAGGTTTTACCGTAAAGCGTCAACTGCTTTTGCAGATTGATCAACATTTCAGCGGCGGTTTTAGTGAGATTGGGATCGACGATAGGGCTATTTAAATTCGATTCTTTTTTGCCGCCAGCGGCAATGTGATCATTAAGCTTTTGCCTAATAACTAAGAGATCATTAACTCGTTTAACGGCAGCTTCCAACTCGGCTTCAAGTATAACTATCTCTTTACCTCTGGCATCCCGACCAGATGAGAAACGTTGCTGTGCCTTGAGGTATTCTAATTTTGCGGAAAGAACATCTGCTTCATGTGAAGCAGAAGCGAACTCGTCATCTAAATTTATCAACTTAGCTTTTGCTGCAGCAACAGACAGTTTTTGATAGTTATCAGCCAAATTTGCAATATCAGTATTCAAGCCCTGCGTACTTGATTTTGCACTGTCAGCCGTCATGGCCCAATAGCCAAGTGCAAAAGCCGCCATAACAACGACGCCAGCAGGCCCTCCAGCTAACGCCATCGTCGCGTTGTATGTTCTGGCTGCTAAGGTCGCATTGTCAGTTGCAACTTTCACCGCTTGACGGGCTGCGGTCAGCCTTGCCTCAGCAACAACGGCTTGACCTGCCGAGATAGACGACGCTCTCAGTGCTAAGGCGCGAGCTTCCTCAGCCTTGGCAGCAGCCAAAGTCGTAGCGCGAGTTTTTGCGCTTTCCACCTCATTCTTAATCAAATTATAAGTATGGATGCCTAGTGCCGCCGTTCCGCGACCTAATGCAGCGACTGCGGCATATCCAACGACATCTAATAAGGTGCCAAAGTTTTCACTTAAGCTAACGATCCCGCTGGCAAGGGTGGCGGTAACACCATAGGTTTCGTTGCTTTTGCCAATCCAATCGCTATAGACGTTATTCAGTGCCGTTAAAGCATCCTTCACGGCGGTTGGCATATCCTCTACCGCTTTAAGGTTTTGTTGGTGCGATTGCAGCAAGGCATTGGTCAGGTCGGTAATCGACAACTTACCCGAGGTACCTAATAAGCGGATCTCCGCGCCCGTTTTACCTGTGGCTGCAGTGAGGTTATTGAGGATACTCGGCATTACCCCAAAGATAGATTGCCAAGCATCGGCCTCCACTTTGCCCTGCTGGATAGATTTGGATAACGCATCCTGGGCTTGCTGTGCTTTATCCGCACTGGCTGCGTTGGTCACTAGCAAGGCGCTGTAGCTGTCCACAATATCAATGGACTGGTTTAGGTTATAACCGAGGTCGCGCAAAATGGGCGACATACGGGTAAAGTTTTCGCGGGTTTCGGTCAGGCTGCGGTAGGTTTGGTTGGCGCTGGCGACCATGCGCGATTGAGCATATTCATACTCTGCCGCACTGGTGGTGGCCATCTTCATCCGTGAGGCCATTTGGCCCCATTCATCGGCGTGATCAATAAGAGCCATGGCAGTCAAGCCGCCAGCAAGTGCAATGGCGGATTGATATAAACCACCAAAACTTTGTCTGGCGTCATCCGCCGAAGTGGCCGTTTTATCCAATCCTACCGCAGCCGTTTTGCCCGCTGTGCCTGTGGCTTGTAACTCACCCGTTAAGCCGATGAGTTCTTTTTTAGCACCGCCCACCACGGTCACCAGTTGGCGACCATCGGCGGTTAATGTCAGTGCAAGTTTTAAATCATTCATCTAATTGCTCATTAAAAATGTGAGTTACTGTGGTGGCAATAAGGCGCAGCTTTAGATAGTCATCCTTGCTGTACTGGCGTTCTGCCATCTCGGCATCGGCCTTGACCGCTATAATATCTAACCCCTCGCATATGCGACCTTGCCACCGCATCAGTTCCGCCACTTGGCACCACCATTCAATGGCGCTTTGGTGCTCATCCCAAAAGAGGACTTCTAGGGCGTCATCCTCGATGTCAGCCTCAATCCCAAGAGCTTTTAGGTCGCTGTCGAGTTCGCGTTGCTCCTTATCGGTTAATGGGTTACGGGCATATAACGCCCGTAACCCATCGGTTAGTTTTTTCTTGCAGCTTCACCCGAGGCAGCACGCAGGTAAGCATTGGTGACAGCCACGCTAAAGGGTTGCCACTGATAAAGGGCGGCGCGATTGTCTTCGGTGGCTTCCATAGGCTCACCATTGGCATCACTAATCCCATGCCACCCTAGCAATACGCGATCGAATGCGGCTTTTGGGCTTAGGCGAAACAGCGCAATCCATTCATCTTCAGGGATAAGCTCTAGATCGACGGTAATCTCGTACTCAGTCACGTGTCCTTTATCGCCCGCAACTTTGAGAGTGGTAGGCCATTCCTTAACAATCCGATTTTTGGTAAATACAAACATGGTGACTCCTATTTGGTGGTTAATAGATCGATGGTTGAAATCGGTTTAAACGGGATTTCATATGTCAGTGTGCCATCCTGATCGCCATACTCTGGACGACCTAACGAAATCCGTGAGCTGCTCCAAACCACTTGGTTAAGGGCGCTACCGTGGCTAAACTCCATGGCAACTTCAGTGTTGTTGGCGGCAAGGGCAAACGGATCAAAGTCGGCAAGGCTTGCAGCTTCGATAATGATCTTGCCGCTGGGCTTAAAGTCGGTGATCAGCACTTCTTCAAAGCCCACATATTCTGCATAAGTGACGCTGTTGGCTTGGTCATATTCAAAGGAAATCAGTTTTGCAGGCGCACCCGCCAACGAAAAGGCGCTGTGTTTAACGCCCACTGGCTCTGGTTTTTTCCATGCGGCAAAGTTGGTGGCGGGCATTGCGGCGGCCGTCACGGGAACAAATAGCCCTGTAAAGGTGAACATAATGCTCGGCAATTCTTTCGCTTTTGCCGAGAGTTTAAAGGTGCCACGCGCCCCCAATAGCGCATGCAGTACACCGTGGTAGTTCATGTACATGGTCAGCGAGGCGGTGCTGTCTTCATTAATGGCCATCACCACACTGGATGCACCAGGAGTAATATCCCGCGCACAGGCTTGCACCAGTGGTGCCCATGCTGGGGCTAAGGTCGCGCTGCCGCTTCCAGCCAAGTCCACGCTAAATTCAACCGTGGCATAGACCTCGGTTGCCAGTTCTGGGCTATTGCCGAGTTTGCCGTCGTCATACTTCAGCTCGGTATTGTCACCCGCCATCGGGACGATTTTGACATCTCGCCCGAGCACTGCCACGGGAGCGCCTGCGTCTATCGCATCCACGCCGTAGGTGGCTTCGAGGGCAAACAGCAATGCTTTTTTACGTGTTTTACGTGCCATATTGTTAAACGCCTAAGGCGTCCTCCGTGTATTCGGTGGTAAATTTATCGAGCCAAGCAACAGTGCCAGGGCGCGATGGTTGTAACTGGCCACCGCCTAAGTACAGCGGCGTATAATCGGCATGGGGTTCCCAGCCATAGAGCAGCGAACGGATCTGTTGTCGCTGTGCAATCACATCAGGTTGGGCATTATTACGGGCAGGTACCACAAGCAGCACGCCAATGGTCGTGGCGATGGTATGGCGATAAAGCCCCATGCCTTCAACTAACTGGCCTACACGCTCTTGTAAATCCAGCACAAACAGCTTTTGCCGCGGTACGTTTTTATCCTGCAAATCTCCGAGCGCCATTAAGCCTTCAACATCACTGAATACAGGCTTAAGGCGAGCGATAACGAGATCAGGAATAGAGATCATACAAACCCCTTACTGGCCTTACGTGACCAAACAGAGCCTGCCGATTGCACCTCTGAGGTATTGCTACCCTCGGGGGTATCAGTAAGCGGTAAACCCAAGGTCACTGAGCCATCGCTGATTTTATCCAGCAGTTTAAGTGCATCATCGTGGCGCTTGGTGACTTGCTCCGTTGCTCGCTCGTCGTATAGGTAGTAACGGGCTAAGTCGCAACTCACCCGATTTAATACATCGGGCACAGTTGCAAGGGGCAATGGATAACGTGCGGCTAAGTAGCCATCGATCGTGGCCTTCGCATCATTAAGCGCGGCATCGATCACCGCGCTATCCATTACACCAGCACCACCACGGTCACTCAAATCAATAAGCTCAGCCTCGCTAAAGCGGTTTTGCATGTCGAGTATCGTGGCGTAGTTCATGCTTATGCACCTTGCTCAGTGGTCAGCGCTTTGGCCGCATCGCTAGTGGCATCACTCTTTGCATCGGTAGGCACTTGCACCTGAACTGCCGCAATGGCGGCCACCAACTCAGGTTTTTTCATTCCCTTAAAGCCTGCAATTTCCAGTGACTCAGCAAGCTCCTTCAGGTCTGCAACCGTCATTTCGTCCAAGTTTTTTTGTAAGCCATCAATAGTGACAACGCCTGCAATCGTGCCAGTTAACTCAGTGGTGGTTACACCATCTGCACTATTTGCAGTGCCCACACTCCCTTGCGTTTGTGCCACATTAGCCGTTTTAGCCGAGTCTGCACTTGTATCATCTTGGGTTTCGTTAGCTTCAACTGAAACCACCAAGCGTGCATCACCTTCAATCGCCTGTAACTGGGCATCGGTAAGCTCACTTTCACTAAATATATTTTGTCCTTTAGTAAACGCGATACCTGCACGGCGATAGCCATCATGGGCGCGACAATTAATAACAATCTTTTTCTGAGACATAACATGGATTCTCCTACAAGGTAGGGCGACAAGGTGTTAAACCTTGGGCCCTAAGCCTGTGTAAAGTGGATTACAGATAGTCAGCAACCAGTACTTCTAGTTGACCAGACAAGGTATTGGTGTCGCCATTAATGGTTTGTTTCATGGCTTCGAGTGCGGCCTGTTGCTGAGTACCGCGCACGACAAGCATATTGGGCTTGATACCCAATGGCTTACCGCCATCGGCTTTAAACCCGCGCATCGCTTCGATTGCGGCCCAAATATTGGCGGCGGTTAATGGCTTGGTGGAGCAATAGGCCATTTGCCAGAAGCCGTAACCCCCGTTGGCACGGCAATCTACGCCGTAGCGGAACTGTTTAGAGGTAAATACCGCTTCATCATCCAGCTTTGTCATCGCAGTAAACTGCATGGCTTTACGGTTTTGGTAGATAAGCGGCTTTAAGGCACGGGTGGTATCGAGTAAATACCACTTGGTTTGCGGCGCGCCACCGTTGTTATCGTAGTTACTCACGCTAGTAACATCACCCGTGCCATCATGCTTGGCATACACTGGGTGGTCGGTATCAAAGAAGTATTGACCGTCGTAGCACAAGCTACTGGTACCCGCATCGAGCATCGGGAACAGCAGTTCATCGGGGAACACTTCCGATGAGCGGCCCATTTCCTTCATCATGGGGGAGTAAATCCCAATGTTGTCATCTTCAATATCATCACGGTCAACGCCCACTGATGATTCAAAGGGTTTATTAACAACGGTGTATGCACTGGCTGTCATATCGTTAATCACCCGATCGCCAATCCATTCGCGAAATGACGGCCACTTACCCAACCAGCCGTAAGTATTAGACTTACTTGTGGAGGGGATCACTGTCGCAATCTTTATGTACTGGCTCGTTGCTTGAGTCTTACCCTCTTCAAAGGCTTTGTTAAAGCCAGTCATCAGGGCGGTGAGTGAGGCTGGTGTAATAATCATTGGTCAATTACCCCTGTTTAGAAGCGGCAAAGTCTTTGTGACTAATGCCAAGTAAGTCGGCGACCTCTTTGTCTTCCGCTGTTAAAGCGGCTAACCCCTTGTCTTTATCAAGGTCAGTGGTCGTTGTGGTGGTTTGGGTGGTGGTGAGTGCCGCAATCGCAACACGCTCGTTAAGCATGGTTTTAAGGGCTGCCACGCCTTTTTCTTTACCCACGGTTTCTAACCACTCACGATCAGATTTGCCGTAGATCTTGGCCTTTTCTTTTTCCAGCAACTCGGCCACCGCATCGGTACCCGCTTGCTTACTGAGTGCGGCCACCTGCACTTGCAACTCATTAAAGGCCGCCACAGGCACAAACTGAGATGGATCGATGCCAGTAGGTTTGGCTTTGAGCGCTGCGACTTCTGTCGCGGCAGATGTCGCCTTCTCGGTTTGTTCTTTGTGTGCAGTAATCGCCTTATCAATCAGCGCTTTTACGGCAGCAGCATCTTCGAGGTTTACCCCCTCGACGCTGATCCCGAGCGCTGCGAGTAGGCGCAGTAACTCTTCATTCATAGTGTTGTCTCCATTAGTGGGGTTTCCAGAATAGGAACTTTTAAGTGCGGCGATGGCACGCATACCATCGAGCGCGGGTTGATTGGTTAGGGCCACATGCAGCAGCTCTATTACTTGGCCTGTTGTCTTGCTGTAGGAAAATACCGCGCTGATATAGCGGTATTCTTTGGCGGCAATATGGGCGCTGGCTTTAGGTGTCCATTCCACCGGATCTGCAAACAAACCTTGCCCTGGCACATAACGCAACGCCGCGCCTTTAAACCAGCCCGCAGCGGGGGCGGGTTGGCCGTTTTTCTCGGTGTTAAGGGTTTGGTGTTCATAGTCAAAGTGAAAGTCGTTCACTTTAGCTTTGGCTGCGGCTTGGATAGATTGCCAAGCGGCATCATTCATCAGCCATTGACCACTGGGCACATCGAATGGGCGGCCATCCGTGGCCTTAAACAATCCATCTGGGAGCAACTGCACACTGGTATCGCCAGACTCTAGCGCTAGCGAGCACGCCACAGTGCCCACAGTCTCTGACGCAGAGGCTTGTAGTGCCAGATTGGCTTTAACAGAGAGTGCAGCAACAGCTATGTCAATGGCGTTTAATCTAGGCATAAAAAAATGGGTACTCAGTTAACGTGAGTACCCATTCTGTTTTTATCCGGAAATCTTTCGGATAGGAAAGGTTTCGGGATTAACAGGTTTCAAGGGCGGCCCGCTAGATTCTAGATCCTAGGCCCTAGATTCTAGAAGGAGCGAAGCGACACCCTTTCTTTTAGTGTTTAAAACCCGTTTAAATCCTCCTGAAATCGTTTAAGTGGTTTTTAGATAAGCCGTTATACCAAGTTGTGTATTGCGTCGCTTAAATCGCGTTTTAGGCGCTCAAGCAGTTAACAAGCATTAAGCCATTAAATAGTCGCCAATGGTGGCAATAATCTCTACCTCATCGGTTTCGCTAATTCCCAAATAGGGACGCGCAGGTATCTCTTTATTGGGGATCATGCTATTGGGTGCCGTCTTACCACCAAATTGATGCATAGCGGCATAGACCATAGTGCTACCCAGTTGCATTTGGTCTTGGGTGGTTTGATAAACCAAGTTATAGAGGTAACCCCGCTCGATCAAAATCTTGTCTTGGTTACGGCTTTTAACACTAAGGGTATAATCGCTCAGCGCCGCAAAGGGGGTTCCGTCAGGGGATTCTCCTGCGGTGATGCGGTCTTGGGTGCTTCCTCTGAGATACTCTGCAATTGCATTTAAAGCAGGTTGTAAATTCTGACCTCTATCAATCAACTGCTGAAATGCCGCTAATGCACCATCAAAACCCTGTTCAGTAATAGTGATCTGTGTACCAGCCATGTGCTATGCTCTTAATTGTTCAAGTGGTGAAGGTGAGGCTCGGCTCAATACCGTAAACCGCTGTCTGCATAGCCGAGACTATGCAAGATCCTAAATCATTCCTTTGCGCTGTAAATCAACATCCCTTGTCGCTGCCCATTCATGTAATTCAGTTGCTTTACTGGGATAAATGTCCATGCCTCCAACACCCCCTTAGTCACTTGCGCTACCACTAATTGCCCCTTGTACTTACCCGCGTTCACCATTCGAATGATCCGCCAGCGTAACTCAATCTTGCCCGTACCTTTGTGGCGCTCAAATGATGCCCACACTTCATCAGGTTGGGTTAATACTTCGGGTAATAGCGGCAGCAAAGGAGCACGGGCGATATCGATATGTTTGGCTAGGCTGGCGGCATTTACGTACACAGGGTAAGGGCCACTTTGCCACACCGTATCAGCCCCACCGAGTACCTGAGTGGCTAAGGCTTGTAATTCGGCTTGCGTGCTTACCTTGTCGGCTAAGGCCACAGTATTAGGGTGCAAGGGTAATAACTCAGGGCGGCCAGCGGTTCGCCAGTTCCCTGCGGTGAGTGGCTCCCATGCATCGCTTTTAATCGACCGCCATTGCGCCATGGCTTTATCTGATAGTTGCTGGCCTAAATGGGTTTGCCCTGGTGAATAATCAAAGCCAGGATCAATCCCTTTAGGCACCGTGAGAACTTCACCCGTTTTAGGGTTTACCCATTCATAGCTTTCATCTGCGGGCAACTGGCTAACGCTTAAACCTTGGCGCTTAAGTTGGCCCTCTGTCATCCCGCGTACCGAGCAAGTACAGCCCCAACCGTTTTGCGGAAAATGCGTGGTCCACCATGGACTACTCGCTGGCAACACCATATCGTGCCAACGTAAATGGTCTTGCCTTGGGGTGACTGAATGACCGTGTTTATATTGCCAGTAGGGGAACTGTTGCAGTTGATCCCAGCGCCCCGCGTTGTAGCTTTGGCGCATATTGGTATCGTAAATAATCTGCGCTCGCCAGTCGGCATTGCCCGTATGATCCCAACCATGCTTGGCCACTATGGTTTTAAACTGCTTTTTAAACTCGTTTAAACTTATGCCCTCGCTGATGGCCTTATCCACCGATTGCCGCAAGTCGGTAAGCAGTTCGGCCTTTTGTGCGCCCGCCACCACAAAAGCGCGGCTGTGCATACCGCCCCACAAGTCGTCCCACGCCTGTGTGGGCATATTCAACTTTTGCCGAAAGAAGTCGATGGCCTGCTGAAATTGTACGCCGCCGTATTGGGCCGTGGGCGCTGATTTTGAGGGCACGGATTTTGACGGCACTGATTTGGGAGACATTAGTTACCTAGCTCCACATCATAGCGACCAGCCAACGCAGCAGTAGACATGGCTTGCTGCATAATCGCCGCGAGCTTTACCGCGCCTTGGTTGCTATAGGCATTTATCAGTACTTGCTCGATTTCACCCCAGCTTTGAGCCTTTTCAACTAACGCGGCAATACCTGTGATCTCCGCATCCAGTTGCGCCCCTGCGGCATTAGCAAGGGACTGAGTAAGTGGGGTCAGCTCCATGGTTTTACTGGGCATTTGCTTAAGTGCCGCCACGGGCATAGCACTAGGAACCTGTGGGAGTCCAAGTATCGCTTCACCTTCTTTGGGCATGGGAATACGCAGCTTTTCATTTACCCAGGCACTGGGGATTTTTACCCCAACTTGCACTAACGCAGGAATTGCAGTGCTGAACTCGGTTAAATCTTCGGCTTGCTGAGTATCAAACACTAAGCGGGCACGGCGTCGAGGATGGCCAAAGGTAGTGCCATTCATCATCACCAAGGGCCACACGAGATCGCGGGTTAAGGTGGAGGCAATTTGGCGTAAATCCGAGAGCAGCAATTCTTCGCGTACTTCGTTATGCACATTACCAAGGGCATTGGTTGAACTCTTACCATCCGCTTGGCTGGTGAGTGTTCCGCCTAAAATGGCCTTAGATTGGCTGCGTTCTGCCCAGTCGAGCATCGCCATATAAGGGTCACTCGCACCACGGGCCGCATCCTTAAACTCAATTTCCATACCCTTGGGGATAATCCCGCCTGCGTTATGGCCAATGCTCATAATGGCTTGCAGCAAGGTGGCCTTTTCGTCCTTACTGGCTCCATTAGGGTATTTACCTAGGCGGAGTGGTAGGCCATAGATTTCTAAAAACTCGGCAAGATCCCTGACCGAATAGTTCTTAAACAGGAAGGGCCATGCCAGTACCCGCACTAGGCCCGCCCGCGCCACATAGCCCGACTTGGCTTTATGGGTATGTTGTACCCAGCCCAGCGGCCAGAGTTCCTCCTTACCGCCACCATCAAGACGCAGTAAGACTTTATTGCGGTTGTCATCATCCACGGTAAACCGCCGCGCGGGGATCTGCTCAAACTTACCTGGATACCAAATACTGCCATCCTGATCCCAATGGATTTGACTATTCGCGACACAGCGTAAAATGCCGTCGCCCATATCGAGGATCAAATCTTCAAAATCGGGGATGCCGTTAATCACATCGGTGACCATATCCGCATCACGCTGTTCGTCCTTGCTGGCATTTGGTGGCGGCACGATTTGCCATGCCTTACCCAGCAGCGCATTCTTGCGCTTTTGCAGTTCGGCCATGATATGGGCGTCTTTCTCTTCAATATCATCGGCCAGATCAAACTGGGCCGTGAGATTGTTATATTCCGCATCCTGCATAATCGCCGCTAATCGCGCAGGGGTTAGCCCACTGGTAGGGTGCTCAGCCCATTCTTTACGAATAAAGCCCACTTGGGCACGGTCTGTTTGTTGATTATTTAAGGCGGGATTGTGTGACAGAGTGCCACGCCCCAGCCGTTGTTTAATTTGCTCTGGCGTGGCCATTACCAGCCTCCTTTAGTGGAACCGCTATAATCGTTATCTTCATCAGCGCGATTGTTATAATTGCGGCTATTGCCATTACCATCCCAGCGGCTAGCAGATTTAGACAATGGGGTAAAGTCAATGGCACAACCATCCATTGAAGCGGCATAGACCATCAAAAACAGGCTGATCGCAGCATCACCATGGCGTTCTTTTTCTTGTCCAGTGCGAACATCACCAAGGCATGGGGTGCCTCGACGGTTAATGCTTAAGGCTCTCAAATCGGTGCAAGTATCATCGTCCCTTGGAATTGTGATTAGCCCATCTTCAAAATGGCTTTTAAAGCGTGGCATTTGTTCGCGGTAAAAGGACTCTGACAGCATCACGCAGGCGATCACTTCACTGCCGTATTTATCCTGAGCGTATTCTGCAAGTGCTTGTCCATTGCCTCGCGCATCCATCGCCCCGCCCCTAAGGCGTGGCAAATGGTCAACAATGTAAAACAGGATCTGCTCTTGCTGGCGAAAAGGTATATTTTTAAGCTCGACCTGCAGCTTGGTTTTAATGTGTAAGTCTTGCGCGATTTCACCCACGTCAATCACCGTTAAGTCACCACTACGCGCAAAGTCTTCCCCAAAACAATGGGGCCGCTCTGGATCTAACGCGTCTAATATTGGTTTTAATTCATCCTCACACCAATTAAGGATCTCCGCCGCCCGTAAACTCTCTGGCCATTGCCCAAAGGCATCGTCTTTTTTAAGACGAATAACGGGGCCGCTATCCGTCACACTTGCCATCCGAGACTCAATTAAGGCGCGGTTGAGGTAAGAGCCGCCGCCCGACTTAGGCACGCAGAAGTATTCTTCTAATGCATCCTCTTCGGTGGCGGTGGCTTTGAGTAATTTCGCTTTCCAGTCATCCTCGGCCGCTTGGCTCCATTCGATGCCGCGCACTTGGCAAATACGCTTATACAGCCCCTCATTACAGGCATCATCTAAGGTGACACGGTGAATGGAGTAATCTTTTTTACCAGCACGGGAATCGTTAATCAGCTCATTGAACTGGTTATCAATGCCATTATGGGTGGAGATTAGGCGTACCTTCGCGCCCCACATGGTCAGCGCCAATGCCGCTTTTAGCACTTCGGCCAAGCGCTCGTGGAAAGCGGCCTCGTCTATGGTCACATTACCCTGCATACCGCGCAGGTTTGAGGGGTTAGAGCTAAGCGCCTGTACCTTAAAGCCTGAAGCAAAGTAAATGGCAAAGGTTAGGATCTCTTTACCATCTTGGCCTTCATCAACAAACACTTCTTCTTGGATTTCGCCTGCGGCTTTGTCGAATACCTTAGCCCACATGGCTGCGGCATCGATAAACTCGCGCGCCATCTCCTTGTTACTGCCCACATAAAAATGGTTGGTACCACCTTGGCCACGGGCAGCACCAGCAGTTAAAGAGGCGTCGGCAGCTTCGGCCCACGTTAAGCCGGTGCGTCGTGATTTTTCGGCAATTTTGAGTGGTGACTCGTCGGCAATCCAGCGCTTCTGATAACCGAGCAGCACCTCTTTAGGATCAAAGCGACTTAGGCAACTTGCCTCATACGTGGGATCAAAACTGCTTGCCGTTGGTGTTATAGCTAACGCTACCGCGGTGGCGGCAGCCAATACCTTTTTCTTAATGGTCATCATGCAATCCCCAGTATTTCGCGTTTAAGCATTGCTACTGCATCGCTGGTTAAGCCTGCGGTTTTCGCGACCTTCTCAGCGGCATTAGCGGCCTCGGCGGCAAAGGCTTGGCGGATCTCTTTCTCGCGCTTATGGCTGGCCATGGCGGCAGACTCCAAGCGTTGCACCGCTAACATGGCATCTTTAATCATGCCAACGTCGGCACCTTCGCCCGTTTCAGATTCGTTTAACAGGGCTTTAAATAGCTGCGAACGCGCCATTTCAAGGATCAGTTTGGTCACTTCACCCGTGGGCTTATCACCCAGTTCGGCTGTCCACACTTGGGTGATCTCACGCATCTCGCGCAGACTTTTACCCACGGCCTCCATCTTGGTGGCATAGCGATTAATGCCTGCGCGGGAAAGCAACTGTTCTTCTGGTAGCCCTGCGGCTTTAATCAGCGCATTGATTTCATCGAGCAAATCAATCTGCTGAATCGAGCCATTACGCAGCCCCGCATCGAGGCGCTTACGGATATTGGCAGGCAGCAAATCCACCTTTGAGCGGCGGCCTCGGGTTTCATTTGCCATAGCTATTCTCCCGCACGTGGACGCTTAACGCCTGGTACCGTTGCGCGGCCTGTGGCTACATCTTGGCCGCGACCTGTTAGCGTGGCCGTAGTCACTTTGCCCACTTGCTCAGTTTTAATCAGCCCTTGCTCGGCCAGCCACGCAAGCTGCACCTTTAAAGAGTCGCGACTAATATCGAGGCCATAGGCAATCAAGCCATCTTGTAAGATGGACTCATTGAGTGCGAAGGCTCCCGCTTCTGTCAGTAATCGAAGCACCACTAGGCGTTGGTGCTCATTGATAATTTGCTGCATCGCCATTAATGGCCTCCTTTAAGTTCGTTTTCGAGTAGCATGTCGGTCTTAGTTTCGAGTCGCCTAATCCCTTGTTCCATTGCGCCGAAGCGCTCACCTAAACCTGTGAGGGTTTTATCGAGCGCATGCAGTTCGTCACGGGTCGGCATGTACTCCAATTGCATTTCAGTTTCGCTAAGGCGCTTGTCGATTTCTGCCACCTTTTGGACCACCTTTTCGTGCTCAATGCGCGGAGTAAAGCGAGTGCTAAACCACGCCATTAACAGGGCGCAGAAAACGCTAATCACGCTGCCAATAAAGCCCCAGTACTTAGCAAAAAATTCAAATAGCGATTCAATCATAAACGCGTCCCATAGCGCTGCTTTTGGCGCTTATCTTCATCCTGTTGGCAACTAATACAGCGCTGGGCTGTGCGTCGTTCTGGCTCGACAGCCTCAAGGCAATCAATGCAAATGCCATTGCCCTGAGGCTGTTGTTTGTGGCGGGCGGCATCAATGCAAGCATCACGCTCGCGGGTTTCCATCGTGCTCGCCCATTCGTTTTCGTCCATGGGGTTCCTTATTTTGTTTGGTCTGTTTGGTGCCGTTGCCGCCAATCGTGTAGGGCTTGCCAGTCGAGGTTGCATTGCCCTAAGTCAGTGAGTAGCGAGAGCATTAGCTCCGCTAACTTGGGGTTGAGAAGGCACACCATCTGTTGGGTTTGCAGGCACTGCAAGACCTGTGGCGGTACTTGAGTGACGTTGCACTCGCGCATCAGCACTTCGGGCGGCAACACATACTGGGTCTTGTAAATGGGTACGTAACGCACAGCGGGCGGCGTTGTCGTACACGCGCACAACATCGTTAGGCACAGCAGCCACACGCCATGTTTGCGTTTGTTCATCCTGGGCGTCCTCAAGTAGCTGGATCAGTTTGTGGTTAAGGTCTTGATTACGGTTGGCCAACGCGGCCTTTTGCTGTTCGACGGTTTGCACCTGCTGGGCAAGAGTTTCGCCTTCAGCTTTAAGGGCAACGCGTTCAAGGTTGGCGTCTTGCAGCAATACCGCTAGGGTGTCGGCGCTTTGTTGCAGGGCGGCATTGTCAGCTAATGCTTGGGTAAGTTGGCTTTTTGTCGTGGCTAATTGGTATTGCGCTAAACAAAGCACTGCAACAAAAAGCGACACAATCAACCATTGAATGGCGGTACTAAATTGGACGGGCGTCATTGCGTTATCCCTCCGGCTGTGAGTTCGGAGAGGCCCAGTTCGCTTAGGCAAAGGGCTTGCTCTTCGGCGCGGCGTTTAATCAGCCCATTTAGGCGTACCTTGACACCTAGGCGGGTGCCATAGGTCCAACCATTACAGACGCGTTCACCCGTTTGCGGGTTGGTAGAACATGCCTGGGTTAGCTCTTTGCAGGCACCCACACGATCCCCCGCAAGTAACTTTTTACGCAGAGTTGAGCTGGCAAAGTTGCCGTATCCCGCCCAATGCATAAACGACAGGTAAGCCGCGTGCTCACTATCAGTGAGCCTTACAGGGGCCGTGAGTTGCAGTAGCTGCTTATCGGCACGGGCGATATCCTTGGCAAAGATCTCCATGCATTGCTGCTCGGTAAAGGTTTGCCCAAGCTTTAAGTCTTTACTTGTGTGGCCTCGGCAAGCGGTGAGAACGCCCACCGCATCGACATAAACCGTTAGGCTATTGCCTTCCCATTTATCTGTAAGAGTAGCACCTGTAATGGCCGCCGAACTTAAGCCCGCTGCGACTAATACGGCGCGGAGTTTACTGTTCATTAGGCACCGCCATAGCTTGTGCCTTAGCTTGTTCGCGCGCTTTTAAAACATGGATATGAGTGACGGCATACCAGCCCTGGGAGTAGTAACTTTGGAGTGTTGCGTTATGGCTATAAAGCGGAACGGTGGCGGGCACATTGCCCGATAACTCAGCTTTGATACGGGAATTAAAACCGTCTTTTGCGCACCGCCGCCAATGACGATTTTGAATGCGTTTTGGTCGCTCATTCGCAATCGGCATGCTGTTAACGCCGCTGCGATAGTTATTGTGGGTAACAAAGGCCATAAAAAAACCGAGACAGTGAACATAGGTTCATTGTCTCGGTTTAGGGATTTTCAGCGGATTGGAAAGGTTTCGGGATTGTTATCTAGGTTTGAATCCACTGATTTGGCAATAACAATGAGGCTTATTTTGGCATGCACGATAATGGGCTAGGCACTTGCTTGTTTCTATTGGCTCAATTAGCCCATTCATTTTTTTACATTCTTCTGGCGCTTCTGCAAAAGGGCTGATGAATTTGATATGCTTGAAATAACTTTGTGAGTCAATCGTTTGAAGACGTTGTTGTTTGTAGCCATCAAAAAGTAAAAATTCAGCATGTTCCACTTTCGCTCTTTCAATTGCAGCTCTTTCGTGCATACCTAGCTTTTCAAGATATTTAACAAAACGATATATCTCATTGCCACCATATGGAAAACCGTTACTAATGACTATGGTTTGGAACTGCTCTAAGTACTTTAATTGCGACTCAACATCCTGATTCTGCTTTGCTAATTTTATTTTTTCTCTAACCGATTTAAGTTCATCCATAGTTAACGTCCTAACTATTTAACATATCCATTGTAAGTTTTGTTGAGTTTATCGCCAACTTACACGAATAAAAAGGGCTACCTATAGTAGCCCTGTGATACGGATTCAATTTCAAAACAACCGTCTTTGCTTTCTTGCGATGAGTACTGCCCGTTGTTCGGCAATGATCTCGCTGATACGACGTTCGGTCAACCCATAATCTCGGCTTAACTGTTCCAGATTATTCCCCCTAAACTCCCGCCAGATTTTAATATCTCGCAGTGCTTTTTTAAGGCTTTCGCCATTGGGGATATACATATCGCGGCCACCAAAGTAGATGCTTAAGCCTGTGGCTAAATCTTCACTAATACGATCAGCATTACTTATCCCATGCTTTTTTAACGTCACTTGCATTAACGCGCTCAGGCTTTGCAGCGTAGAGGGCCAACGGTGAATAAAGTCGCTACGTTCATCGTCTTTAAGTTCACTCAAGGCAGCCAATGCTTGTTCCAATTCGGCGGCATTGCTCGACAACAAATCGAGCTGGTTATCCTGTTGGTTATCTAAGTTAGGCTTCATCGTTACCTCTGCGATCCATGGGCTTGGACTTTTTAGCATTTGCTTTAAACCTTGCCATTTGTTCGTCAAACTTCGCCTTAGTTTCAGCGAGGCTTTCAGGGCGGCCGTAGCTGGTGATCTCAATGCTTGGTTTGGCATTAGCGGTAGGTGCGGCGACTGGCGTGATGGCATGCTGACTAATACTTTCAAGCACTTTTTTTAAGTAATTGTGGTTGGTTAGTGGGCGACTTTGGCCGTCAATCCGCGCCGCACGTAATTTGATCACCGTTTCTTCCAACGCCGCACGTAACCAGTCGCGATTGGAAGTTAGTGCCAGAGTGTCGTTCACCAGTGTGAGCGCACGGTTAAAACTCAAGTCGCTTTTAACAGGGCGGAATAAGCCGATATAGTTCATTAAAATCCGCCCAGTGGCACCGTCCATCGGCGCAAGTGTGGCGAGCAGCTCACGCGCCGCATCGTCATTCACTAGGGCGTCTAAGTGGATATTGCTATGGCACACAGGGCAGCGGCAGAGTTTCATACATGGCCCTCATACTGGGCGACAATCACTTCATAACTTGCAGGGCGAGTGCCTTTTTCATTCATTTTTAAATGCTCGCCACGGGCGATAATGCGCTCGATAAGCACGCGCTTATGCCAGTTTTTAAGGCTTTCAAGTACCTTGTAGGCTTGCGGTTCTGTCATCCATGGGGTGGCATCCACGCCCTCATTTTTACTGCGTAGCGTCATGCGACGTACATAGGCATCAAGCGCCGATTCACTGTTATCCTGGATCACTAAGTGGTGGCCCATGGTGATCCAAATGGCGCGGATTTTATCTATGCTGGCCAATTTGCTGTTACCCGCAGCGGGACTTAAACGGCGCTTTTTATAGGTGTTTAACGTGGGTTTAAAGCCCTTTTGTTTAAACACTTCTAGCGCCTGTTCAAGCTCTGGCAGGTTCATTACCCGCAAGGAGTCTTTACCCGTGGCATTTTTCAGCATGGCGCGGTAGATGGCCTCATCAAGCTGCAATGATCCCTTAGCCACATTGATTAGCGTGATCAAACGCTTCTTATGCTGCGCGACTGGTGCAGGGGCTTGTTGATTAGTTTCTAGCATTATTCGTCATCCTCATCGGTTGTCGTTACTACTCGGCGAACTGCATTAGGCTGACGTTGAAGTTGTTGCCAATGCTCACCGATGCCACAGTTCAGATAGTTAACTGCCCATTGCTCACGCTCTGCGAGCAACTCTGCTTTAGTTTTACCCTTACGAACTGGCCGTAATGGACAGTTTGCAATGGCATATTTGAGTAAGCGTTTCGCGTAGGGGGTCATTTCATTCGCTCTTAAAATGAGTTCATTGTGTTAGCTGCTCATCAGTACCCAGCCACTACGCTGGATAGACCACGCCCCATCACTGAGGCGGGTTTCACTTACGGTAAACTCAGTACAGGGTCAATCGTTAAACAGGCGGCTTTAGTGATTTCCAAACCTTTTAACTTTTTAAACTGGCGGCATAACACCGAGGCTTTTGAGTAGTAAGGTGAAAGCCAAACCAATTTGTCATGTAGGTTGGGGTATGCTTTTTTCGCTCTACGCTTGCCATAGATCTTCTCTATCTCTGCAATATCCTTTGGCTTGTATCTCGATATGGTTTTATGGCACCAAACCTCGGGTAAAATTTGGGGGGCATCTTCTGCTAAGTTTTTAATTTGAGTCATCCATTTCCCTTGAATGGCACCATCTATATAAACTGCTAACACAGTTTTAGATTCACCATCCCGACAACGGGTGATGGATAGTTCATGGCCCTGATAACTGAAACGAACATTTACCATAAAGCTTGTCATTTCATCTTCAAGCTGTTGCCATTGCTCTTTTGTGATAGCCATTTTCTCTGTCCTTATTTACGTTGTTGGCGCACATTGCAGAACGCCATACGAGAGTCGGCCCAATCGTAATTCGTTATTGAACTAGCCAATTGTCGTGCTTGGCCCCAAAGCAAAGTGGCAATACCATAGTTGCCTGTACGCTCTTGCTCTGCGGCATGTGATGCGGTCCTGATATATTCGGTGCTTTCGACTTTTTTCTTGGTTTTCATCATCTTCATCCTCGTATGTGTTAGCTGCTCATCAGTACCCAGCCACTACGCTGGATAGACCACGCCTCAAGATTGAGGCGGGTTTCGCTTATATCAAAGCGTGCTGATATCTAGTGGAAGTTGGGTGTATTTGCCATTGGGCTGACGCTCGTATAAGCGCAAATACTGGCTAGTGCCGGTGATTTGAATCGCGTCGGCAATCGCATCCATTGCCAGCTTCCACTTGGGATCATCTATATCCAGTTGGCGCAGACTTAGCACTTGATTAACGTCGATGCGACCTTGCTGGTTAACCCGAAAGGCATGTTCAACCATTGCCATCAGGCGGGTATCAGCACCACCGCTCCAACTCTTAATGCATTCATCAATCAAGGTTTTAGCGGTTTGGATACGCTCATCAAATACGCGGTGTTCACCCACTGCACGGCGAACTTGGTATTGACCGTCGAAGGACGTCAGCAAAATATTGCCCTTAGAACCACCAAACTTAGTGCCATACTCCGATGAAGACAGCTCCACAAAGTCATTGATATTTGCCATGGTGGTTAGCTTGAATTCGGTCATCGATTGACGCAGCAACTTGGCGTTATTGACGATAGACTTGACCACCTCATCACGCAGTTTATCTACGGGCTTAATACGATCTTCATGCACAAGATCGCCTACAGCGTTCATGCGATAGCCCGCTGGAATACTGCTGTCTTGCTGATAATTTTGTTTGTTCATAATGGGTTCCTTAATGTGCTTTTCTGGATGCACGGTGTTCATCCATAAACTGAGATAAAGATTGGTTTTGAACCACTTCGGTTTTCACTACTTGACGACCAGCGGTTTGCTCAACTAATGCCTTAGTGATTTCTGGTAATAGTGTTTTTATTGTTTTGGCGAGCACCAAGACGGCGGCATCAGAAAGCTTTCGATCACTCTCAGGTGCAGCTTCTATTTTCAGGCTGCATTCGATGCCGCAAACGTCATCAATCGCCGCATCGTTAATTTCAATAATCAGCTTGGCCATGTGCTTATCCCTTATGAATTAATTGATATTACTGAACCGTCATTTGGTTCGATTAATAGGCTCGAATCACCAAAAAATACTCGGCAAGATCCATAACGAACAATGCTTCTAGCGATTTTGCTAATATCCTTCCATTGCTCTCTATTGTTGAAGTAAAAGGTCATCACATTCGGCTCACCTATATCACCCCACCAAAGGAACAACCCTGCTTGGCCGTCAAACTCTCTATCAACCACTAAACAGATAACGTCATCCATGACTACTCCTCCCAACGCACGGTGACGCCGTGAAATTGCACCGCCATACAACGGCGACGAATGCCTTTAATGTTCTCGATAATATCCACAGCCATGCGGCGAAAATCGGCGGTAGGCTTATCGATTTGCACAACCTTCACGCCACTGTGGACAACCTTCATACCGCGTAAACGCAGCGCACTAATCACATCGAATTTAGGGTTTTGGTGTCTCATGTCTTGCTCCTTGCTTATGCTTAAACGGGTTAGGTATCGGGGTTATTCCACGCCTTCGAGGTCTTTAAAGGCAGCGCGTAAATGGTTAACGCCAATGGCGCTATTGCTGCCGCTGGCCATCATGGCCGCGAGACGTAGGGTTTGGTTAAGTAGGCGCAGCGCACCTGGGCGTTCGGATATTTGCGTCATCAAGGCGCGTTCGCTATCGCCTTGAATCCCCCAAGCGGTGGCGATAGCGGTTACATCGTTTTTCTTGGCTTTATGAATGCCGACCTTTTTGGCGATACGGCTAAACAAGCGGGCAAAATCTTCATTGCGGCGGCCGCCTGTCAGTTGGGCATAAACGCGGTTATTACCAACCAGCACCATGCCGACTTGGGTTTGCTCCTGCAAAATGCGCAGTTCTTCTAACGTGGCGTAATCCAAATGATCCGCTTCATCGATGATCACCAGTCCACCTGTGCCCATTAAGCGGCGTTTAATCGAGCGAGCTAGTGGGCCCTTGCGGCGTGGTGCATCGTCCATACCCAGTTCTAATGCCAGTTCATACAGGCATTCGCTAAGACTGGATGCGCTTGGTGAGGCGGTGATCATCCAAACGTTTGGGTTATCGTTGGCGTAGTGTTTCGCGGCAGTGGTTTTACCCACGCCCGAGGCACCAAACACCACGCTGATACACTCGGCTGCATGGGCATAGGCCAAGGCGGTATGGATTTGGTTTGCAGTTTGGGTTTGCACAAACTTAGGTGCGACAGGGTTTGTGGCGCGGTTCGTCTGCAGGGCAAGCCATGCGGTGAGCTTTTCGGTTACTCCTGCTGCATCTCCACCGATACCATCATATTTACCGTTGAGGTACTGGCTGATCACGCTAGTGCTAACATCGATCTCTTTAGCCAGTTTAGATTGGGTCACTTTTTTGCTATCGATCATCGCTTTTACTGTGGCGATAACTTGCTGCTGTTGGTCTTGCTGCTGTTGTGAGCCTTGGATTTCTGCTTGAGAAATACTGACAACCTTGTTCATCATATTTTTCCTTTTGGTCGTAATTAACTTGGGTTTAAACGGGTGTTAAAGTCGGTTTTTATTTTTCTCGGCAAACAGTGCTGATACGCCTAGCGCAAAGGCTTCTTCAAAGTTTTCAGCCTCTGGCTGGGCGGCGACAGTGCGCACGGTATTACCGTGGCGGATATGCACTATCTCGGTAGCTGCTGGCGTTAATGGCGGCTCAGGTTCAACCCCGCGCATTAGCTCGGCGGCTTCCATTGTCGTCATGCTCAAGTGTTCTTTGGCGGCTAACTTATTAGCCTTGGTAAATTTGATGGCGTGGCGTTTGTGTTCCCTACCGCTAGTGCTATCGCCAAAGCCAACGGCTTCAATACATTCCGCTTCGCAGATCAGCAGGCCCGACAGCGTGTAACACACCACCATGCTGTGCAGATTATCGGGGTCAAAACGCGCGACGATCTTCTGTCCGACATAGGCAAATAACGCATTGTGGTGGTAGCGGTTTTTGCGGTTAGCAATCGCGCCGCCAGCGTCCAAAATAAAGGTGCCATCATTCTTCACTCGCACAGCTTCAGCGCTGAGTAACAGCATGCGTTTTTGTTCAGCAGTGGCTTTACGTACCGTGGCATTTTGATAACTGGCAGCAAAGGCTTCATCGAATGACATTACGCCGCGACATGCTTCAGTTTCACGGTTGGGCCGAGCGTTAAAGCGTTGCACACCTTCTGCTAGCCCTCGTAAAAACACCTCAGCATCAACCGCTTTACTGCCGTAGTTATCTGGTTTTGCGGTAGGGTTTGGCCCCGTATACGCGCCAGCAAAAGCAAGGTGTTTATCAACAAACTCACCTAAACCGCCTACGCCAAAGGCGCGTTCGATGGGTTTAGCTTGGCCATGGCCTTTGCCTAAAATCACACTCGACCAATGCAGGGTGATACCAAGCATGGGGATCAACCCCATCGGATCATCGGGCTTCACTTTAAAGCGATAGCGGTTCGGTACACCGCCAGTGATCCACTTGTTGGCGGCTGCGCGGGTGTTATCGATAGTGATATGTTTGGGTATGCCATATTGATTCACCACATCCATCAATGACAGACGGATGGTATCGGTGTTTTCAGACACACCAGTGCGATAAGCCAGAATTTTACGGGTGCGAATATCCGCCCAAAACCATGTTTTAGGGCGCAGGATCTCGCCGTTATGCCAGCGCACAAACACGTTATGTTGATAGCCGTCGCCGTTGATCCACTCCATCGCTTCGATATCCAGCACGCTCCGTTGCTGTGCGGGATAGAGCATCATTAGCGCATGCTCACCTTGACGCAGCATCACTTGTTGCTCGTGCGGTACTTCTTTATCTAAACGGCGCTTTAAGCTATCTAGCGAAGGTACTTGCCAGTTGTGTTTTTTGGCTGTATCTAACAAGGCCCAGTAGCTAGTGGCAAAGTTAGGTTGTTCTAACCGCAGGTAGTCGGTTTTAAACCATTCCCATGCTTCATCACTCACGGGCGCTAAACGGTTAGCGGCATTGTTCATCGCCGCGATTTTGTTTTTAGTGAGCAACTGCGGTGCCCAATCGGCTTTATCAAAGCCTTCGACCTTTTTACAGTCACGGCGCAGGGTTGGCACGGCAAGTCCAAACTCTTTGGCGATATGCTCATAAGCCGCCATTTTGTTGGTACCCGTTTCCACTAGCGCAAAAAAGGCACTGACATAAGCCAGTTTGCTTTTAGCGACAGATTGCGCATGTTCACCTGCACGTTCCCACAATTGCCAAAGGCTAGCGGCATCGTAACGCTCTCGTGCGGCTTTAGGTTTGGGGGCATTTAATACAGTACCGTTAAGCTCAATCTTGCCTTGCTGTGCAAGCAACTTAGCTTTAGCGGCGGGAGGTAAACTATTGAGATGATATTCAAAACCACCACCACGGCCTTCACGCTTGCGGCATGTCCAACCTTCGCGCTTGGCTTTAGCGTTAATGTTTTGTGTCGTGCCTGGCATGTCAGGTAAACCACTTAATTCAGCAGCACTAAACCATTGTTTTTGTGATGTGATCATTCATCTTCTCCATCGAACATCGCCAGTTCGGGTGCTTGGCTTTTACTGACGTTTTCGCTATGCCAGGCAATACCACCCATCACATGATTAAGTGCAGTGATGGTGTCTTCGGCTGCGCTTTGTCCTTGGTAAAAACGGATAAGTAATCCCATCGCTTCACTAAACGAGCCTTGCAGTTCGTTAACTTCGGTATTAGTGGCTTTGCGGCCGCTGGGAATATCGATAACGAGGCGGTTGCTAGAGGCAGCGATATACAAGGTCATGTAATCCGCACCACAGGCGTGCTCAAATGGGCGGATCAATACGGCAGGAATGCGACCATTCTCAAGCCATTTATATAGAGTCCACTTGCTAGGCAAACCCATCAGATCGGCAACGCGGTCTACTGAAAGGTTTTGTTTTTCGCGGGCAAACTCTAAGCACAACTCCATCGAGTGGCGCAGGTTATTTGCTCGTACCTTTTTCCAGTTGCGTCTACTCATTGGGTTATGCCTTTAAAGAGGTGTTCCAAACAAAGCCAGATCTTGCAGATATGAAAATTGCGATCGCCTGACTACCATTGATCAAGTGCAGATATGAAAGAGAAGTGAACACAAATGAAATCATGCGACCTCCTTTTGTGCGTTTACACAATCATTTGTGCTAACATTGCTTTTGGTGCTTTTGTTAGGATGTAAATAGCGGCTTGGCCAAATTACGTTTGGTTCAACACCAATCGCAGTTGCAATAATGCGTTCGCCCTTGGGCCACTTTCTTGCTATGGCATTCCATAAAGTACCTGCATTACTGTAACCAGCAGCCTTTGCTACCTGAGTTAAGTTGGTACCTTGTTTTTTGAGGGCGGCAATAATGTCTGCGTGATGCCAATCATTTTCTGGGTTTGGGATAGGTTTTTGCTTATCCAT